TAAATTATTTAAAGGTGAAATAAACAACCCATTAACATTAAAAGCTGAGATACTTGATACAATTACTGGGTTATACAATACTTACACTAAAAATAAAGAATTAGGGTTAAAAAATGACTTTAAATTGTATGAACCTTTATTTGATAAATTAAAATTAAGGTATGGTATATTATCTGATGATTTTCGTGATATAGATATATTAATGAATAAATTAAATTCATTATCACCAAAAAATTTAAGTGATATGTTAACTGATTTAAATTTAGCAAAAACTGCTATGAATACTAGTGTAAACGAATCAAAGAATATGAAAAAGATACAAAACAAAGAATTGTTAAGTGAGGAATTAAAAAGATTCAGAATGCTAACTGACTATGATTATTATGTTGGTAAAAATCAAGTATCTGAAACTTTCCCAGTTGTAACAAATGAAGATAGACCAGGAGACCCAAAGGATTTAAATATGATTCTTGGTATGAATGAAGCTGAAGGTGATGAAAATTTAGAAGCGGATGCATCTGGTATTGAAGCTGATTTAGGTTTAACTGATGAACCAAAACCAGAAACAACAGATGTTGATGTTACAGATGCTCCAGCACCAGAAGGTGGTGAAGATATTAATATTGATGCAACTGAAGAACCAGTACCAGCGATTGATACACCAGAACCAGATATGGGTGGTGATGAAGTTGAATTGGATGTAACTGAATTGGTAAAAGGTTCAGAAGCTGCAAAAGCATCAGCTGATTCAGCAAATTCTAAAATAGAACAATTAATGGGTATGGTTGACAAATTGGAAAGTCAATTACAAGGTATGTCAACAATATCTAATAAGATTGAAGATTTGGAAAAAGAAATCGAAAGAAGAAATCCAACACCAGTTGAGAAATTAGAAATGCGTTCATTAGATTCATTTCCATATAATGTAAAACTTAGTGACTTCTGGGCTGAAAAGGGTGATAGATATGATACTGGTGCTGAACCAAAGGAACCAACTGAATATGTATTAACACAACAAGATATTGATGATTCTTACAGTGAATCGGATATTGAAGATAGTTTTGATGAAGAAATAAATTAATATTAATTAAGATATTGAAAAACGGGGTATTTACATGCTCCGTTTTTTTATTTTATATAATTTTTTTAAAAAAGTTGTTGTAATTAAAAATATGGTGTATATTTGTAAAAACGTTTAAAAAATTAAATCAATTTTAATGTCAAAAAAAACGATAAACTCCTTGACTTTACTAGCTTTTGTTAGTATATTTAATCGTTATTAATTAGTATAATAATCAATCAATATAAATTAAATTTTATGAGTAACAATGATGTGTACACGGCGATGATGAAACAATACGAATCATCCCACAATGGAAAAAGAGATAGCGGTTCTCAAAAAACGTATGACTTAAAAAACTACTTTAACACCCAGTTACCAACTGGTGTTAATGAGGCAACAAAGAGGATTAGAATCCTTCCACCAGCTGATGGTCAAAAAACGCCTTTTACAACAATGTATGGGCACAAAAAGAAGATTAATGGTGAGTGGAAAACATTCCCATGTCTAAAACATGAAAAGGGTGAAGACTGCCCATTCTGCCAAGCAAGAGAAGCTTTATTAGCAACTGGTCGAGAAGAAGACAAAGAATTGGCAAAACAATATTCAGCTAGACAAATGTATATTGTTAAAATTATCGACAGAGATAAAGAACATGAAGGTGTTAAATTCTGGAGATTTAATCATGACTACAGAAAACAAGGTACTCACGACAAAATCATGAAAGCTATCATGGCTGTTGGTCATAACATTACAGATGTTGAAACTGGTAGAGATTTGAATATTGAAATTGCTAGGGATTCTAATAAAATTCCAGCGGTACAAGCAGTAACTTATCCATTAAATGCAAGTCAGTTAAGCACTGATGCTGAAAAATCAAAAGAGTGGGCTGGTGATACTAGAACATGGGAAGATGTTTACAGTGTTAGAGGTTATGACTACCTAGAAATTATTGTTAAGGGTGATACTCCAGTTTGGGACAAAGATGAGAAACGTTATGTTGGTAAAATGGAATTGGAAGCTAAAGGCAAAACGTCTGATGGTTATGATGATGATGGATTGGAAGATGAATTGGAAATTGGTTCATCATTTGAAAAATCAGAGCCAGTTGTAGCTGTAGCTAAAGCATCTGAACCAGATGATGAAGATGACGATGACTTACCATTTTAATCTTAATTAAATAATTAAACTAATGGGTGGATTAATGTCCACCCATTTTTTAGCAAAAAAAATATATAAAATATGAGTGAGAACAAAAAACTACCTAAAAAAACTATAGAGAAAACATCTTTTAATCTTAATGATTTTAAAAAGAAAAATGGTATGGATACTTCAGTTAAGATGAAAGAATTAACGTGGATTCCATTATCTGATTCATTCTTTGAAGCTTTAAAGATTCCAGGTCTACCTAGAGGTTATTTTACTAGTTTTAGAGGGTATTCAAATACTGGTAAATCAACTGCAATTTATGAAGCTGTAGCTGGTGCCCAAAAAATTGGTGACCTACCAGTAATTATTGATACTGAAACTAACTGGGACTGGGAACACGCTAGAAATATCGGAGTTCAATTTGAGGAAGTTATAAATGAAGAAACTGGTGAAATAATTGACTACGTTGGAGACTTCTTATTCTATCAATCAGAAGATTTAGTTGAGAGATATTCTTGTTTAGATTATTCTAATGGTAAACTTGGTACTAAAGCATTGAGAGATGAGCCAGTAATTGAAGATGTTGCAAGATTAATGACAGATTTATTAGATATGCAACAAGATGGTACGTTACCAAAAAACTTATGCTTCTTATGGGATTCAGTTGGTTCTATTAATGGATTCAAATCAGTAATGTCAAAATCTTCAAATAACCAATGGAATGCTGGTTCAATGGAAGCTGCATTTAAATCATTAGTTAACCATAGAATACCAGCATCTAGAAGAGAAGGTAAGAAATACACTAATACATTTGCTGTTGTTCAAAAAATATGGTTAGATAATGAAAATAAAGTTATTAAACATAAGGGCGGTGAAGCATTCTTCTATTCTCCTAGAATCATTATTCATTATGGTGGTATCTTATCACACAGTACAGTTAAATTAAAAGCGACTGCTGGTGGTGAAACGTATCAGTTCGGTATTGAAACTAAAGTTAGGTGTGAGAAGAATCAAGTTAATGGTGTTGAAGAACACGGAACATTAGCATCTACACCACATGGTTATTGGAATCCAGATAAAATAGAACAATACAAAAAAGAACACAAAGATTATTTGTTAAAGAAACTGAACACACCGCTTAGTGAGTTTATAATTGAAAAAGAAGTTGTTAGTGGTATGGCTGATGATGATATGCATGAATAATTTAAATTTAAATATATGAGTAAAAGTAGTTCAAAACAAAAACTAGAAGTATTAATTGGGTGGCTTAAAAGCCTTAAGCCCATAAATAAAAGAAAATGAATAGAAGACCACCAAAAAATGGTGAAAAACTAGAAAAAAACATAAACATTTTATTGGTTGACGGGAATGCTCTTTTTAAAAGGAGCTTTCTCGGAGCCAAAGATGTCTTTAACAGAGACGGAATTCATATTGGTGGGATATACCAATTTATAACCGTATTAAGAAAACTTATTGATGAAAACCTATATCATCATGTTTTTGTATTTTGGGATGGTGAATTAAGCGGCCAATTAAGATATAATCTTTACAAAGATTACAAATCTAATAGAAATAAAGATTATGTAAATGGTACACATCCTATTGACGAACAGGAACTTAGTCAAAAATTACAAATAAAAAAATATCTAGAAGAATTATTTATTCGACAATATCAAGACAAAGTTGTTGAAAGTGATGATTTAATTGCGTATATTTGCAATAACAAGAAACCTAATGAGTTTATTACAATCTGTACAAGTGACAGAGACTTGTGCCAACTTATAGATGATAATGTTAGAATCTATATGTGTGACTTAAAAGAATACGTTACAAAAGAAAATTATAACCACTTCTTTAAGCATAACATTGAGAACGCTGCTTTAATCAAAATATTGTGTGGTGATAATAGTGATTGTATAAAGGGAGTTAGGCGCTTGGGTGAAGATACTTTAATAAAGCATTTTCCAGAGATTAAAGAGAGAAAGGTAACAGTTAGTGAAATAATTCAAAAAGCTAAAGATTTGCAAGAAGAAAGGTTAAAGAACAAGTTAAAACCATTACAAGTATTTGATAATATTATTATGGGGATAACTGATGGCATACAAGGTGATAACCTTTATGAGATTAATGATAAATTAGTAAATCTAAAAAATCCACTGATTACTGAAACAGCATTAAAAAGTATTGAAGCATTAAAAACGCTACCATTGGACCCAGAAGATAGGGGTGTTAAGAATGCGTACATATTAATGAAAGAGGATGGTATGGATAATGAAATACAAAACTATAGCATCGACTATTTCATGCCATTTAAAAAGCTAATAGAAAGAGAAAAAAATAATAAAATCTTAAATTAAATAATCATGAAAAAAAATGTAAACTTTTCAAATCAAAAATTCGAATTCGTATTAAAAATTAACAACAACATTATCTGTCAAAGATATTTCAGTATCGATGGGTATAACAAAAATGTATTACGTTCAGAAGAATTAAAGTCACTTATTGATTCATTATGTGGAATGAATAATAGTAATATTGGTTCTTGTGGAATCATACCTAAATTCTTGAAAGATAAATCAGTTGATTACCTTTGGGATAGATATGACCCATATAGTGAGGTTAGAAGAGAAGAGGATGCTTCAGAAAGAGATATCTTTAAAAATGAAGATATTTTTACGTTCGAAATTAAAGTGGATAAGAATATTGTTGCTAAATCTACATTCTCTGGAAATTGGTTCCCAACTATGGTTAGATACCAAGTTAACATTAAACCAATAATTTCTAACATCATAGAAGAAATTACAGAATTTTTTACTAGAAAAGAGTACGAACAAGTAGCTTAATAATATTTAATAATACAGAGTTTTAATAATGGCTAAAATTAACAAAGATAATCTAGGATACCTTGGCTTGGACTTCCAATACAGAGTAATATTACAGATACTAACTGATAATAAGTTCGCAAATTCAATCTTAGATATTGTTAGCCCAAATTATTTTGAAGACTCACATTTAAGAATAATAGTTGCCACCATAAAAGATGCTTTTGAGAAGCATGAGGCAATACCAGATTTAGGAAGTTTAAAGAGTAGACTACTAGAGAACGTAAAGGATGAAATAGATTTGCGTTCAGTTTTAAGTCAATTAAGAAGAATTGAAGAATCAGAATTAAATGATACTTTCTACATTCAAGAGACTACAATAAAGTTCTGCAAAACACAAGAACTTATTAAGGCTATGAAACAAATGGATAGCATCATTAAGACTGGTACTATTGATGATTACGATAGACTTGAGGAAATACTTAAAAAGGCTTTAGAGAAAGGTGATTCTAATGATGGGACAATAGATGTTTGTGATAACATAGATTCAGTATTATCCGATGACTATAGAAATCCAATACCAACGGGTATTGAAGGTCTTGACGAGGAAATGGATGGTGGACTGGCTAAAAGTGAATTAGGGATAATCCTAGCAGCTTGGGGTGTTGGTAAAACAACAATGATTACAAAGATGGCTAATCACGCCAAAAGAATGGGTTACAATGTTATGCAAATATTTTTTGAAGATACACCAAAAATTATTCAAAGAAAACACATATCATGTTGGACCAAAATACCATTGAATGAATTACAAGCTAGAAAGATTGAAGCTAAATCTGAGTTTGAGAAGTTTGAAAAGACACCTGGTAAGTTAAAATTAGTTAAATTAAAAAGTGATAGTACGACAATTCCTAAAATAAAACAGTTGATTAGAAAAAATATTGCTAAAGGTTTTAAACCTGATGTGATACTTATTGATTACATTGATTGTGTTTTACCATCTAAAAATCATGCAGATGTTCACGAAGGCCAAGGTGCAGTGATGAGAGAACTTGAAACAATGTTAAGTGAATTTGATATAGCTGGATGGACAGCAACGCAAGGTAATCGTTCATCGATTAAAGCTGATATCGTTGAGGGTGACCAAATGGGTGGTTCAATTAAGAAAGCACAAATTGGACACTTCTTGGTATCTATAGCTAAAACATTGGAACAGAAAGAAACTGGTAAGGCAAATATGGCTATATTGAAATCTAGGTTTGGTAAGTCTGGTATTATATTCGAAGATATCATATTTGACAATTCAACAATACAGATTGATATGAGTCAATCTTCAACTGGTACGTCATTCTTAAATCATGGTGAGGTTAAGGAACAAAGGGATGTTGATAGAGTTAAAGAGGTCATGGACCTTGCAATGGAACAAAGAAGAAGAGAAATTGAGGAATTAAATAACTAAATAACTAAAAAAAACAAAAATGTATTTAAAAGATAAGACAGTAAAAAAAAGGTATTCCATTTTCCCAGTTATACACAATGATTTATGGGAGATGTACAAAAAGGCTGAAGCACAAACTTGGGTAGCCGAAGAACCAGATTTATCAAAAGATAGATTTGATGAGTTAAAAGAAGAGGAAAAGGTATACCTTAAAAATATCTTAGCTTTTTTTGCTATTTCAGATGGTTTAGTAATTGACAATTTAGCAACAAACTTTTTAAATGAAGTTGAAATTTTAGAAGCACAATACTTCTATGGGCACCAAGCATTTATTGAACAAGTACACGCTAATGGTTATTCATTATTAATTGAAACTTATATAAAGAATTTAATTGAGAGAGATGAGTTATTCAATTCAATGACAACAAATCAAGCGGTATCTAAAAAAGCAGCTTGGGCTGAAAATTGGATTGGTCACCCATCATTTGCACATAGATTAGTTGCCTTTGCTTGTGTTGAAGGTATTTCATTTGCTAGTGTATTTTCTGGTGTATTCTGGTATAGAAGTAGAAATAAGATGCCTGGATTATCAGCTATGAATGAACTTATCTTACGTGATGAAACATTCCATTATGAATTTGCACTACACTTGTATAAAAAATATTTAAAAGATGAATATAAATTATCTAAAAGTGAAATAAGAAATATCATTTTGGGTTGCTATGAAGTTGAAAAGGTATTTGTGGAAGAAAGTATGCCAGATGGTTTGCAAGGGTTAACAAAAACTGATATGATTAAATACATACAATACGTTACTGATATTGTTTTAAATGATTTTGGTTGTGAGTTGGAATTTAAAGTTAGAAACCCATTAGACTACATGTCTAGAATTGGTTTATCATCTAAAAATAATTTCTTTGAGAAGAGAGAAGGTGAATATACTAGAGTTGAGATTCCTACAACTATAGATGGTATGTTCGATGAAGAATTTTAATAAAAAAAATAATTAATTATGAGAATAGTAAAAAGAGACAAAACAACACAACCGTTTACACCAAACAAAATATTAACTAGAATAAAAACCCAATCAAAAGGGTTGAAAGTTGATACTGATGTTTTATTTCAAGAGGTTATACCACTTATATCTGATAATATAACAACTACTGAAATAGATGAGATAATCGCTTTTAAAGCTGCTGATAAAATAATATTACATCCAGATTATTCATTGTTGGGTGGTAGAATTTTATTATCTAGACAATCAAAATTAATAGGTAAAGAATTGCAGTCAGTTGATTTAACTTATGATTTCTTTGCTGCTACAACGTTTTTAACAAAATATTCGTTAAAGGATGAAAACAAAATACCCACTGAATTACCTTCATGTATGTATAACCGTGTTTCTGGTTATTTGCATGATGATAATGAAGCTGACCGATTAGAGTTGTTAGATGAGATAACAACAAAAAGAGGTAACTTTGCTACTCCAACATATACAAATGCTGGTGTACCAGAAAGAAATGGAATGATTTCATGTAACCTAACTCACTTGGAAG